AATGTAAAATGTGGTATCAAAGTATCATTACACTTTGCAATTTTCTCTGGATCATTCCAAGTACCAGGCAAAGTATAAACTGGTGGGCAAGCTAAAAAAATCATTTTTTCCTTTTCTTTCTAGAGTAACTTTTTCTATTAGTCTTTTTAAAGACTCCTGTTTTTGCTAACACATATAATGATAGCACTGTCCAAAATACAATTTCTAATCCTATATTGTTCATGAGTTAACCTCCTGCAGCATCACACCCAATCTTACTTCCTATAACTGCACCTAGTGGAATTGCCCACCATCTTCCATCATCTCTAGATATGGCAGCACCAAGTCCACCACCTAAAACTGCACCAGCAACTTTTCCATCTGTACAATCATTATCATCATACTCAACTACAGTTTCTCTTCTAATAATAGGATCAGAATCAGCATAATCATCTTGACAGGGAACTTCAAGTAGTTCACTAAAAGTTCTTACATAACCAGGATCTTTTTTTGTACCAGGTATATACTCTTCTCTATAGGTTTCCCTATAGCAAGTTTTGCTAGTTGTTTCCCACCCTATAACATCATCAGCACTTGCTGAAACAGGTGTGAGTGCTATAAGTGATGCAAGTAAAAGTTTCATTATTCAAAAGTAGAATCAGGTTCTAATGCTATGTAGTAAGTTAAGTCATAATCTTCACTTGTAAACTTAGACAAAAGTTTTGAAGAGACGACAACATTGTATGTACCAGGTATAATCTTCAAGTTTTCTTCTTTAAAGTTGAATGTAAACTTCTTATCTGTTTCACCAACTACAATTGAGAAATCATTTGATGTATCATTCTTCTTATCTCTTGCAACTAGTTTAACAACACCATCTTCTCCAATAGCAGAGATATCAGGTAAAGCATAAACATATGATGCTTTCTTTAGTTTCTCTAACTGTTGACTTCTAAGAATAAAACAAACATCCTGTGTTGGTAATGAAAGAGGTTTATCTGGAGGTGATACAATCACTGATGGATCAGCAAAGAAATACTTAGATCTCATCTTACCTTCTTTGATAACTACATGCTCATCTCTAGTAAAATCTAACTCAGGAGTTTCATGCAAATCCAATCCATTTAAAAACTGAACTAAATCATATATTCCAAAATCTTTTGGAAACTCTTCATCTACAGTTGCTTCTGCTAAAATGTTTTTCATAACACTTATTGTACGCAACTTACTACCTTCTTTAAAAAGAATAGATTGATTAATAGATGAAAAGTTTTTTAATAACTTAATTGTTTTGTCAGATAGTTTCATATCAGTTAGTGTGTCCATCAAAATAGTAAAGTAATAAACAATAATGTGCTGCTTTTAGTATATCACGCTTTGCCTGTCCTTTCTTCTCATACCTAGTTAAGTATTTGATTGCATTAGATCTACAGAATGACTTTGCATCTCCAACAGATTCAATGATATCAAGTGTTTGAACATTATCTCCTTGATCAGAAGTATAGTGTCCTTCATATGTTGTATTAACATAATCTGTAAGATCCTTTAGACTCTTATCCTCCTGATACTTTTTAGAAGTATCTGGTGATATGTAAAGTTCTCTCTTTAAAGGATCTGTTCCTCTCTCATACCTATAAACTGTTTTACCACCATCAGGTGACTCATAGATGTAAGGTGTTTTTCCAGTTACTGATTCTGCCATTAGATGATCAAATGCCTCAGTAAATGGGTTTTCTCTGTCAGGGTCATTTCTAGTGTAATCATAATAATACTTAGAGTGTTGATAATCATCACCACTACATCTTTCCTCATCAGGAACCTCTGGTGGCCAAGGTGAACCAGGAGTCCACTCAAAACCACCACTCTTTTCAATCCAATCCAAATTTATATCTTTAGACATAATACTTTGTATGCTCTACCAGTATATCAAGAATTTGTATCTGAGTCAACTGGCATCTCAAAGTCAGCATCAACCTTGTCATACAACTCTAAGAATGATTGCTTGGTCTCATCATCAAATCTGTTTACACAAACTTGGATTGCTTTTGCTTTGTTGTTGAATATAGAGTAAGCACGAACTATGTGAACTAGTCTTCTTGTACTGATGATATCCTCAACACCACCATCATAGAATGTCTTACGAATGATGTCACCCCAATCAACAAGTCTCTTACAGAAGTCAGCATCATCAACACCAAGATTCTTAGCAACTGCTGTCAATATCTTGTTCTCAACAGAAGGTGCTGGATACTCTTGCTCAAAGGTTACTGGAAATCTCTCAAGGAATGCTTCATTAAGAACATTAGTTCCAATAAATCTACCATCATCTGAACCTTTACCTTTAGTGTTTGCAGTTGCAATGATGTTGAATCCATTTGCTGGTTTGATAAACTTACCAATCTTCTTAAGGAAAACTCCTTTACCTTCTAGTATAGATTGAAGACATAGTATCTTGTTTGAAGCAAGGTCAATCTCATCAAGAAGTAAGATAGCACCTCTGTTAAGTGCTTCAATAACAGGACCATTGTGCCAAACTGTAGCACCATTGACTAAACGAAATCCACCAATCAGATCATCTTCATCTGTCTCAATAGTGATGTTGACTCTGATAAGTTCTCTCTTCAACTGTGCACATGCTTGCTCTACACCAAATGTCTTACCATTACCTGATAGACCAGTGATAAATGTAGGATAGAATATCTTAGATGAAATTATCTTCTTAATATCAGTGAAAGGACCAAACTTAACAAAAGTATTATCTGTATCTGGAACTAGATTCTGTTCTGATTGTGGAACTACAGCAGGTGCTTCAAATGCTTTCTCTATTCTCTTAACTGCTTTAGGAGTCACTTTGAGATTCCACTTTCCCTTACCAACTTTATACTGTTTAATCTTTCCTGTAACAGTTGAATAACCAATATCATTCATAGCACAAAATGCTCTGACATCAGCAGCAGTAAACTCTGTGCCATAATTGGATTTTAAACCATCAAATGCTTCTTTTTCTGTCATTTTAATTTCAAAGGGAGTAGTCATAATCAAATCATTTATCTATACCCTTATTATACTTGTATGTATATACTAATCTATATTTAATGTGCCACTTTTTTATCTGGTTTCATCTGGTATATGAAGATGTAAGATATCCCATGTATGTTCATAACTATGCACATGATATGTAAATCCTAATTTCTTAGTCCTTATAAGATTTGCTAAAGGAAAATCATTTTGTCCCTCTGCCATCATATCTCCATAAAAATATATGAAATCATCTTTATCAAAATCTCTTAATATCTGTCCTTTGTTTCTACCTAATGGTGAAATATCTAAACCAGTTTGACCACCAACTTGTACTTCTAAATCAGGAAATCTTTCTTTTATTTTTCTTGCTATATTTTTTCTTTCATCATGTTTTCTATCCCATTTGACATACTCATCTCTCTCCTCTAATACAACTCCTTGACCTCTACCTAAGATACTAAAATTAATTCCACCAGGTCTTCTTTCTATATGTGTTCCAGTTCTAACTGGAAACTTACTATGGTGTAATTCATCCATCAAAAATTCTTCTACATCACTAGGTATCTCCCACTCATCTCTGTAGACATTTATATCACCTTCATAGACATCACTACCAGAACAGTTATAAACTCTCTTTGCTTTTTGGAATAATTTATCTCCTATTTGTTCTATAGTTTTTTCTCTATTACTACCTGTGACAAGATAGACATCTTCTTTATCAGAAAAGTCAAGCATGTATCTTTCAAAATCATGATCAATCTGTTGTCTGGAAGGAGTCAATGTTCCATCAACATCAAAGATATATTTGTTATTCATTTTTTTGGATATAGTTTGGATATTTTTTCTTGCCTTTTTCTTTCCTTTTCTTTCTTATCATCAAACCAATTCACTGGCCAGCGATTGATTTTCAAAGCATCTCTAAAAGGTTTTTTCTTAGGCAGTTTGAGTTTCATTTTTTATACTTTTTTATGCTCTGCTCCCAATCTGCTAGACTTGATTGCATTTGACCCTCATTCTCTTTTGGATCAAATTTATCATATCCTTTTATTTTTTTCCATTCATTATACAATGCACCTAATACCCATGCCTGAGACAATTGTTTAGGTCCATTCTCTAACAGTTCAAGATGACGTTTGTTACTTGTATACTGTTTGTATTCTTCTCTCCAATTGGAGTCATCATAAAGTGGTGTTGTCATTATCCGTATGTGAAAGTTTTGCCTTTGATTTGGGATTGACCCTCAGGGTTTTTACCCTGTGGTTTGAATGTTCCCAATTTAATATTTTTAGATTTACCTAATCCACCTTTGCGCGTTGCACTTAGTGTACCAGTTTTTTTGGTTTGTGTCAATACTGAGTCTTGCCCATACTTTTTACCAAGTGCCTTTACTGTCTTCTTAAATTTTCTTTTACCCATCTTTCCAGAAGTAACAACATGACTTCTTTCTTTTACTTTTGTTTCTTTACCTGTCTTATCATCTTTCTCTACATATGAACCAGTTACTTTAGTTGCACCAGGTAAACCTCTTCCACGAATATCCTTATCTAATTGTTTTGCTCTTTCTCTATTTTCTTTCGCAGATTTATCTCCTCTAGATGCAGACATTGTAGCCATGCCACCTTTATCAGATTTGCTTTTTATTCTAGAAAGACTACTTTCTTGAATGTCTTCTATGAACTGTTTATATGTTTTCATGGATTTACTACCATTAAAAAAGGGTAATTGGGAGAGCAGGCTCGCCTTATCACTGTGATCCCAATTACCCATATATATTTATCCCAATTGAATTTCATCAGAATTAAGTTTATAATCACTCTCATAAAACTTATCAGCATCAACTGCAGTGTTT